ACCCAGCCCAGGATTGAAGACTTTGCCAAGCGGAACCAGATAGACTTCATCTTAATTAACCGCTCAGTGATGGACCCAAAGGACTACAACAAGTCGCTCATTGGAAACATACTGGTCGGGCGGGGGTACGAGCAGTGTATTTATATTGACGCTGACTGCCTAGTGGCCAAGGACTGCGATGACTTTGCCAACCCCAAGGAGGAGGGTAATGACGGCTTTATTGCCTTTGATGAAGGCGATTTCCTAGATCGCAAAGAGGGGATGAAGAAGCTGGCCGCGCAGTATGGCGGGACGATTACGCCTACCTACTACTTTAACTTCGGCGTGTTTGCCATCCGGCGCAAGCACGTGGGACTCTTGAGCCTACCCCCGCTGGGCGTAGTGCCTAACCACTTCGGGATGCAGACCTGGGCGAACATCCAAGCGCACCTGTGGGACATCCCGCTGTCGGGCTTAGACCCTGCCTACAATTGTATGACATCGGTAGAGGAGCAGTACGGCCTAGATCGTTACAAGGACGCTTTTGTGGTTCATTATGCTGGGCAGTCGGCGGATCTGGACAAGTTGGCAGCCACGATTGCGGCGGATGATGCCAAGCTGAAAGAGCTAGGGCGGTGACCGAAATTAAGGTCGTGGAGGAGTGTGGTCGTTTTCGGCTACACACGATGGCGGGTAACGTCATTGGTCCGCGACTTTACGGCTCGCGTCCGCCGACTGGCTTTCCGCCGTTGCAGGATCTGTTTGACACATTGGAAGCGGCGCAGGAGGCTTGCGACTTGTGGAATCAATACGCTCTTTGGCATCAAGCACAACGTAAGAAGAAATGAGATCGACGCAACTAACCAGAGGCCATCGTGATGACAGATTGCAACAACTGGCGGGGGAGGTGGCACTGCGAGCTATCGAAGACTTGCGGTTGCTGCGCCGACGGGGGGCGGTTAAGGGCATGAAGGTTGTGCCGTGTTACACGGGGCGGGATCTAACCGAGTGTCCAGAATACAACAACACGCTGGAGATCCGAAAACTTTTGCGCGACTTTAAGAATGGGACGGTGACGTGGTGGTGTCGGGCTAGTGGAATTGATATCGACACGCGCCGGCTACTGAGGATGATGGGGACATGACTACGCACATCTTGGAATTTTTAGGCGACCTGTTTGCCTTCTTCGCTTGGACGACCTTGTTCATGGCGGTGTTTGTCTCAATCGTGGCAACCGCCTCCTACATTACAATTAAAATGATTGAGTACATCATTGAGTTATTTCGTGAGTGAGTTCAAACAAAAAGTATTAACGGCGGCAGTTGACCGCTATGTGCTGACCCCCTCTCAGTGCATGATGTTGCGCCAAGACGCGCAAGTGATCGGTATGAAACGTGCGCCGGTGCTGGCCAAGGATGGCGTGACCCGCACAGTATCACGTACGCGAACCTGTACATCTTGCTGGATACCCTTTGCCCCACACTACAAGTGGCTCTACGGAATCATCAACGAGCTGACCGAACAGATCAACGCCGAGCATTACCGCTTTGACGTGACGGGCGTGCAACAGTTACAGATCCTGCGCTACTCACCCCTGCAGAAATTTAGCTGGCACTGGGATACTTTTACAGGCAGCGACCGCAAGCTGACTGCGGTGGTTAACCTGTCCGCGCCGACTGAGTACCTGGGCGGTGGGTTGCAAGTGAAGGCTGACATCGACAATGTGCGCTTTATCCGCGAGCAGGGTGCGGGGTGCTGGTTCCCATCCTACATCGAACACAGAGCGCGTGCGCCGATATGGGGAACACGCTGGGTGCTAGTGGCTTGGTTAACTGGACCAGCTTGGCGATGACTCACGCCGCCAACCTACCCCGCCACCAGTACGTGTCGGTTGACAAGTCTGTGATGAGCCAAGGCCAAGCGCAGGGCTGGGAGGAGGCGGTTTGGTTTGGGTTGTCCAGCGTGCCGCACCGAGCTTGGGGTTGCACTGTGATGTTAAAGTGTGGTGCGCTGTACCGAGGCTTACCCTTGTCGGCCATCTGCCACGATCCGGTGGGACATTCCCACAAGTGGGAGTTGCGGGACGCGCAACGCTGGGATTGCTTTGGCTATAACTTCGCCACAATCGAATACGATTACTTGCGCGAGCTAGACTGCAACGTGTGGATTGCTAGCAGGCAGGAGTGGATGGGTGGGAGCTATATGTTTACCGCCGAGCCTTACGGGGATGGCTACAGCCTAGAGCCTAGTCAAACTAAGTCGCACCATTTCATCGCCCTGCACAACGGACGGATGACGTGTGTGCCAGGTAACAATGTGTTATTCACAGAAACTTCGTTCACGGGCAAGAAACCCATTGCCAAACCAGATTGGCTTCGGGTACAAACGTCAACCTACCACGCCGAGGAGCAGGGCTTTGACGCGGTGGTGGGTGAAGAAACCGCATGAAAGTAATCTACAAATTCGCACGGCTGGAGGTGAAGGCACTGGCCGAGTTGCTGGAGCGTAACGCCTGTCAGCCTGGGCGGTTGCTGGAATCAAACGTGTCACCGCTGGCATGGATTATGAACCAGATGTTGTATGACAAATTTCACGACAACGGCTGGAAGTTAAACCTACTCACAGGAGCTTTTGAAAAAGTATGACTGACGACCAAAAACAGAGACTACGATGGGCGAGGGATATGTTGCTGACGGCAAGGGAGAGGTTGGTTGAGGAACGTAACCAAGCCACGCATGGTAGGTCGGTCAATTTTATTCAGATCATTACGATGGTGGATGCGGTGGCACTGATAGCTAAGGAGATGGTGGAGGCAACAGGAGGAGTAACTAAATGAAACTATGGACCAATAACACCAACGCAGTCACCGTCGTCGACGACAATAAGCTATGGCCGCGCTGTAGCTACATCTTGCCCGATGAGCTAGTCAACCCGCCCTTTACCGATGCGATACCTGTACCGCACTTAATCAAACCATATTACCCAGGCCGAGCCGAGGGCGGGACAACCGCAGTCTACCGCGCTGGTGCGATCGGGGATGCGATTATGGCAACTGGTGTTATCCGCTATCTAACCGAGACTTCGGGGGGTGCGGTCGATGTCTACTGCCCTGCCCGCAATATGCCCCTGTACGCTGGGTTGGGAGCGCGGGTGTTGCCCTTACCTCCAACGGCTGAAGCGTGGGCATCGTATGATGCGCACGTTCCACTCGATGATTTGTTCTCTGGCAAGGTTGGCGGCACGGAGCTAGGCACTGGTCCTGGCAATCACTACGATCGAATCTACCTGTGGATGGGTGCGGAGGGGATTGTGGCGGACGTGAATGGCAAGGCTGGGGATGTTCGATTGGTAGATGCCAAGTACAAGAAGCCTTATATCTACACCACCCAACCAGATACCGAAGAGCTAAAGAAGATCGGGGTGTGGCCGCTACCGAATAAGTACTTTGCCTACCATGTCAGCTCCAGCGGTCCGACCCGCACCTACCCGCCCGCGCTGGGTAAGCTGGCAGTCGAGGCTCTACTGGAAGCCTTCCCCGACCATCATGCAGTCATCATCGGAATGGATAAGTCAGTTGACTTTAGGGTGGACAACAAGCGGGTGGTGGATTTGTTTAACGCCACGGCCAACATCCGCACGCTGTTTCCTGTAATACAGGGGGCGGAGTTTGTCGTTGCGCCGGATAGTTCTGTCACCCACATGGCAGCGGGGTTGGATACAGCCTGCGTCAGTTTGTGGGGTAGTTACCATCCCGAAGACCGTTGTAAGTATTATCCTAAATCGGTCCCGATATTCAAACCCGATACTTGCCCGCACGCACCTTGCCGACCGCAGGGGGGTTTGCCGCAGGCTAAGTGTAAGGATGCAACTAACCGCACCAAGAAAACGCAGATGTGGTGCAATGCGCTGCGTAATATCACAGCCGAGGATATTGTCGAGGCGGCGAAGAAGGTGGTCACGTTATAGTTTAACCCAGCGCATAGCGTGCAGGGAGATCCTGCAACGGGTCCGTGTGCGACCTCTTTCAACAAAGCTGGGTGAATTTTTATGATTGAATCACAACGCAAAGCTGAAGAGATCGTTGGCCAAGTGGATTGGCAGAGTGATGCCCACGGGCTGTGCCGGTGTCCTGGGGAGGCCACGCATACCAGCCACACGCGGGTTAGGGATACGACTGTGTTTGTCGACAACGTGCCGACCATCTTTTGCTGGCACACCAGTTGCATCGCCTACCGCGATGAGGCTAACCGCAAGCTGCGCAAAGCCATCCTCAACGATCCGCTCTATCGCCCTGTTAACATTATGTCTGGTGGCACGGCGAGTGTGCCACCACCCAAGCCAACGGCGGAGAGCGACATACTCAAGCGTATTACCACAATCGCTGAATCAAATAAGTCTCGCTATTTGACCCATTACCATTGGGACCCTGCGGATATGTTTGATGAGTCGCCGGTGCGGTTGTCTGACCCCGCTGATGGCTACAAGCTGTTCCTAT